TATGAAGTAGTCTCAGCCGCAAATTATATTGCAGATGGGGATATGGATCATTCAGATGGCTAAACCTAAAGGCGGATTAACTAAGTGGTTTAAAGAAAAATGGGTAGATATATCAAGACCTAAGAAAAAAGGCAAATATCAACCTTGTGGAAGAGGAAAAGCAAAAACTTCACGAAAAGGATATCCAAAGTGTGTTCCTTTAGCTCGTGCAAGAACAATGAGCAAAGCTCAGAAAAGGTCGGCAGTTCGCCGTAAGAGGGCAGTACCTCAAGGCGTTGGTGGAAGACCCACTAACGTACGTACTTTTACTAAACGGAGACGTCGAAAGAAGAAGTAAAAATATGAATAATCTAACTCAAGAAATTGAAAAAGTATTAGATTTATCACAAAGACTAAAAGTAGCAGTTCACTTAGAATTAGAGTACGGCTGCAACTTAAAAAAATTATTAAATTTACCGAGAACCGCACATAATGAGGTTCTCATTAACAGGCTACTAAGCCAAAGTACTCGATAGAGTAGATAGGAATTAAAAATGGCAAGACAAGGCGGATTTTTAAGCGGACCAAGTGTCCATGGAACCTCCAAGCTAAGAAAGCATACATTGAAAAGAGGAGTAACTCGTGATATGAATGCAGCAGCAGGAACATATGTTAACACCAAGTCACCAATGACCACCCCAGGTGGATTCTATGGTGCAGCACCTAAAGCAGTAGGACCAAGATTTGGTAAAACAGCCAATCCTGCAAGAAAGAGCTTTGGAAAGAGAACCCCTTCTAACTTATTATCGAGAAGGAGAAGAAGATAGTATTTTAAAACAAATCAATAAACTTATGAAGTCGGGTAGACTCGACAAAGTAGTAAAGAAATCTTTACTTATGGGGATGAAAGATGGCACTAACAGCAGCAGAAAAAGCAAGGTTAAAAAGAGCAGGTCTTAGCGGACTTAACAAGCCTAAAAGAACCCCAAATCACAAAACCAAGAAAGCTGTAGTAGGCGTAAGAGTTGGTGGAAAAATAAAGATTATAAGATTTGGGGCTCAAGGAATGGGCCATAACTACAGTCCAGAAGCAAGAAGAAGTTTCAAAGCAAGACACGCTAGAAACATAAGAAAGGGAAAATCTTCTGCGGCATACTGGGCAAACAAGGTATTTTGGGCAGGAAAAGGAGGCTCTAAAAAGCGTCCACCAAAATCACAAAAACGAACTTTAGGACTAAAACGAAGGAGAAAATAATGTCAACTGCAAACGGAACCAAACTATGGCTTGAAGAAGGCGTAGTACATGCAGGTAAAATGCTACAAGATTTAATCAAAGTAGAAAAATTTAGAGACTTATCACCAGCAGAGCAGAAGATAAAAACAGTATCAGCTACTTATTGCTACCTTTACACTAAGCTTCAAGACCTGAATTTATTAATAGATTCAGAAGATAACATATTCCCTGACGAGACAATACATTGATAGAAATTAGCCGCACAGACATACTAGGCGACTATCTTATGGACTTAAGTCCAGATAGTCGTTTCATTAAATTACCTATAACAGAGTATCTAGAACTATTAGGCATAGAACCTAATTCATCCCAAAAAGCAATTATAAATGCAATTAATAATCCCAAATACAGATTTGTTTGTGCGGCTATATCTCGTAGACAAGGTAAAACTTATATTTCAAATATAATAGGACAACTGGTTTGTTTAGTACCAAACAGTCATGTACTATTAATGTCCCCTAACTATTCACTATCGCAAATCTCATTTGATTTGCAAAGAAATCTTATTAAACATTTTGATTTAGAGGTATTAAGAGACAATGCAAAAGATAAAGTTATTGAACTTTCGAACAATTCTAAGATTCGTATGGGCTCCATTAATCAAGTTGATTCGGTTGTGGGTAGGTCTTATGATCTCATCATATTCGACGAGGCCGCTCTCACAGACGGGAGGGATGCTTTCAATGTTGCGCTCAGGCCCACACTAGACAAAGAAAACTCTAAAGCAATCTTTATATCTACTCCAAGGGGTAGAAATAATTACTTTGCAGAATTTTACTACAGAGGATTCAGTGAAGAGTTTCCAGAGTGGTGTAGTGTAAAAGCAACTTACCATGAAAATCCTCGTATATCGGAGTCCGATATTATAGAAGCAAGAAAAACAATGTCAGCTAATGAGTTTGCTCAAGAATATATGGCAGACTTCAATGTATATGAAGGTCAAGTATGGGCATTTAATCATGAAGCTTGTTTAGCAGATTTAAGTCAGTTAGATGTAAGTAATATGGATGTCTTTGCAGGACTTGACGTAGGATATAAAGATCCTACAGCATTCTGTGTCATGGCGTATGACTGGGACGAAAGAAAATACTATCTAATAGATGAGTATATGGACTCAGAAAAAACAACAGAACAGCATGCACTTAACATACAAAAATTAATTCAAAAATGGGATATTGATTTTATTTATATTGACTCTGCAGCTCAACAGACAAGATATGACTTTGCACAAAACTATGATATTAGCACTATCAATGCTAAAAAATCAGTACTCGATGGTATAGGACATGTTGCAGGCATAGTAGATAATGATGACCTTATTGTAAATCAATCATGCAAGGAAGCCATATCATCATTAGACCAATATCAATGGGACCCTAACCCTAATTTATTAAAAGAAAAACCCAAGCATAACATGGCATCCCATATGGCTGATGCTATGCGATATGCGTTATATACATTTGAAACATCAGCCACAACGTTTTAGTAAGACCTGTAAAAAACAGTTCTTGACATTTGCTGTATGTTTTTGGTATAATTCTAATTAAGAGTAGAAATATGAATTTCAAAAGAGATTTAGTTAAATACGTACGAGATAAAGCGAAATCACAATATAAAAAATCAAGCGATTGTTATATCTGTGGAAGCACTGAACAGTTAGATTTTCATCACTATCACGGGCTTACAGAACTACTAGAAACTTGGATAAAAAAGAAAAAATTAATAATTAACAACGAGCAAGAAATACTAGAGATTCGACAAGCCTTTATTGATGAACATTACAAGGAGCTTTACGACGACACAGTAACACTCTGCCTTAGTCACCATATGTAACTACACTCAGTTTATGGTAAAAGACCCAAGTTGATACACGCAGAGAAACAAAAAAGATGGGTCGAGAAACAGAGAGATAAATATGGCATGGTATGATAGATTATTAGGCAGAACTCCTCAAGTAGATGAGGAGAAACTTAATCCCGCACAATATGTAATATCCAGAAATGAGGGTATGACTGTTGATTCTAGGGAAATAGTTACTAATTATAAAAATGCCTATGAACAGTTAGAAATCGTTAACCGAGCAGTAAATATGATTGTTGATGATGTCTCTGAAATACCTTTTGCAGTAGGAGAGAAGTTAGTCGGTACTACTAATGTTCTAAAAAATATTCGTAAATCAAAAGTAAATTTACTACTAAATATTGAACCTAATCCTTTTCAGGATATAAGTTCTTTTAAAAGAAATCTTATAATTGACTTATTAATAGATGGAAACATCTTTATTTACTTTGATGGAGCACATCTCTATCACTTACCAGCTGATAAGGTAACAATTTATACTGACGACAAAACTTACGTAGAAAGATATTCATACGATAACTCAATAGATTACAGCCCTGATGAAATTATACACATAAAAGAAAATAGTTTCAATTCAATATATAGGGGAGTTCCAAGGCTAAAACCAGCTTATAGAACTATGCAACTACTTAGTAGCATGAGAAATTTTCAAGACAACTTCTTTAAAAATGGAGCAGTTCCAGGATTAGTCTTAAAATCACCAAATACTCTTTCTGAAAAAGTAAAAGAAAGAATGATGCAAGCATGGAGTATGAGGTATAACCCTAATACAGGAGGCAGAAGACCTTTAATATTAGACGGAGGTTGAGAAGTAGACCCTCTAGCAAAGATAAACTTTAAAGAATTAGATTTTGCAGAGTCTAAAAAATCAAACGAAAGAATTATCTTAGAAGCTATGGGAATACCACCAATTTTATTGGATGGAGGCAACAACGCAAACATAAGACCTAACCATAGACTATACTATTTAGAAACCGTCTTACCTATAGTTAAAAAAT